AGCGCCCGCGGCAGGTCGGAGAAGTCGCCAATGAACTCGACCGGCAACAGCAGCGACTCGGCAACTTCGCGGATTATGTCGATCTGCGGCGTGTTGGCGCCCCATGACTTGCTGACGAACGCCCCGGCCTGGGCACCCCCAGCAGTGCGTGCGTAGAATTTGATGTACTTATCGACGCCCTCCCGGCCGATCTCGGTGTTGATGATGTCACCAAGAAAGATCAGTCCCGGCTGCTCGCCGTAGCCCGCGGCCAGGCTGATGCCGTCGAACTTGTTGTAGATCGCCCGACGAGAACGACCCGAGGCGCCGTACAGCGTGATTTCCGCCAGGCTGCCTTCACTGCCGTAGCGGTTGTCTACGCTGAACCGGATCTGCATCGGCGGCTCATACACGAGCTCGTCATCGCCGTCCTTCAGCGTCAGCCGGTAGTTGCGCCCGAGCAATCTACTCATCTTCATACCACCGGAGCTTGTTGGTTATGCCGAGGTTGCGGATTGTTGGCGCCTCGCCTTCCAACACAACGCGCCCAAGGCCCACATTCAGGCCGGCGAGCAGGTTAATGCTTGGGTGAAGGCCACGACCAAGCGCGATAGGTGTTCCGTCCGCGCGGCGCATGTCGACGGTGAAGTAGCTGTGCCGGGTTGACCAGCGCAGGCGGAATTGGACGTAGGTGCCGCCGAGCGTCACGCCGAATCGCTGAAAAGCATCGCCAGCGCGCAGGGGGATGGTTTTCATTGCAGGCCCACCTCTCCCAGGTTGTTTTCGGTCTGCGCCTGCGTGCTGGCCGTGTCGTCAGCTGGCAGGCGGGAATTGACGATCGCCTGGTTGGCCAGGCTGTCGACGACAACCAGCTTGCGCATCTCAACGACCAGCTCTAGGCCGCCTTCGTTCTGCTTGGTGACTTGCACGCGGGTGTTGGTGATCAGCACGTTGTCGTAGGAATCCTTTGCCCCCACAACCGTAATCAGCTCGTGCGCCGACTGCAGCGCCCGGATGGCCTTGATCATCTTGCCTGAGCGCGTTTCGGCGCCGCCCGCAAGCTCGGTAAGGACTGAGCCCGCAATGCCTACAGCAGCAGACGCAGCGCTCCCCAGCGTGCCGATGATCGCGCCCGCCGCCGTACCCACTGCGGCGCCGGCAATGCCGGAGAACTGGCCAGTCGTTTCGGCCAGCGCGGCCTTGATCGGGTTGTCGGAGAGCGCCACGGTCATCATCAGTCGCAGCGGACGATCAATCGCATGGTCGTTGCCGATTGCGCCTGTCTCGATCGGGTATTCCGTCACGTCGGTGACCAGTTCACTCGATTCCTCGAGCAAGGCGTCGAAGAACAGCCCGCCGATCTCCGGGCGCGACCGGCTGAAAATGCCGACTAGAGACATTGGCTTGATTCCTATTCGACGTTGTTCGGGATGCCATCGCGGCTGACTTGTACGGCGTTGCTCAGTTCGGCACGGAAGACCTTGCGCGCAGCGGCTTCCACTGCCCCAGGGTCAGTAGCGCCCCGGGCGTCGATGCTGTAGTAGTTGGTTGTTCCGCTCTTGCTGGCCCGATCCATGATCGACGGGACGTAGGCCTGTGTCTCGCCAGGCATTGCAGATAGCCAGTTGGCGCCGTGGCTTGCAACGGCATTCTTCACCGCGCCAGGCCCTGCGTTGTAAGCCGCAAGCGCTTTCTGCGTGTCGCCGTCGAACTCCTTCATCATCGCGGCAAGGTAGTCCCGGCCGAATCGCAGATACTCTTCCCGCGAATCGTTAGCCAGCGGGCGGACGCCGTAGCCAGGGTCGCGGCCGGTAGCAGGCATGACCTGCGTCACGCCACGAGCGCCTTTTGGCGAGCTGAGCAACATGCTTCCGTCGCCGTAATGACGGCCGCCTGACTCTTGTTGGATCAGGGCGTCAAAGATCGCATCCTTGGAAAGCGGGCCGGGCGAACCTGCGCTAGCCCCACCGCCTCCGCCGCCACCAAACAGCTTATGCAGCATCATATTTGCTGGGTGCCAGCCGGTCGCTGTGTCGATCCAGCCAAAATAAGCAGAAGCAGCATTGCCGGCTGTTTTTTTCACATCTTGATTGGTCGCAAGCCGCTTGGCCTTTTCGATGGGCGTACCGTCGCCGGAGATGATATCGACCGCCTCAAGGACGCCCGCCTTGTTCTCCTGAACCCATCCGGTCATCGCCTTGACCCAATCGCCCATGATGGGAAGCAGCCGATCGGCGATCTCCTCCCGCATGGAGCGAAGAACTTTCTCGTTTTCCGTCACTGCATCGTTGTAGGCTGCCGCGTTTCGAATAAGCGAGTCGGTAATGACGCCGAGCGCCTCGGCCTTGTCCATTTCGGCTAGGTAGCCGCCGCGGTCGGATAGCAGGTTCTGTGCGTAAGGCCCGCTGATCCCGAGCGCGTCAAGCACGCGCCGACGCTGGTCCTGGTCATAAATCTTGCTGATCTCTCGACTGAGGAAGTCCAGCGTCTCCTCGGTACCCATGTTTTGTTGCTGGATGGCTTGCGGGTTGAACCCTGCCACCGTGAATGCTCTGTCCGACAGCTCGCCAAACCGCGCGGCCTCTCGAATATCGTTCACTCGGTCAATCAGCGCTCTGGCATCGGTGCTCGATCCGCCAAACTTGGCCATCGCAAAGCTGAGCTTGTCCGCGAACTGCGCAGACACCCCGGCTGCCTTGCTCCACTTGCCCAGGTCGTCAGCCGACTTCGCAATGTCTGACGACATCTTGACTGCGGCCACGCCGGCGCCGACGAAGGCGGTCCCGATTGCGGCTCCAACAGTCAGTGCCGTGGTGCGAAGATTGGAGAACTGGTTGTTTGCCTCCTTGAACCCTTTCGCGTCCGTCTCAAGACCGAGCCTGACTAGCAGTTCGTCGATTGCCTCGGCCATGGGTAACTCCTAAATTCTGGCAATAAAAAACCCGCCGAAGCGGGTTCATTCAAACTTGATCGTTAGCAAACCTCTGAGGCCACGGGAGGATGCTTATGCTCGCACGCCCACTTCATGGCTATCACCCAGCCTATTACGGTCCACCCTAGGAAGATGTTCACGATGATGATGGGGTGCAGCTTTTTGCTGTTTCGCTCCTCGGCGACAATTGACGGCACTAGGTACGCGATCAACGCCACCATCCACAGCACGATCATTGCAGCGGAACCTGTCATTCTTCATCCCCATCCAATGGCGGCAACAACATCGGCATGTGCTTGTCGCGTATGTAGTCGTCCAGATGCCCTAGCATGACCAGCTCGCGCCAGAAGGCGACGGCTTCGTTATGCGAGGCGATCTGCAGGCCAGACCCGTTCGCCTTGAGTTTCATCGGGCGACAGGGAACGCCATCACTTGGCCGCATCTCATGGACACGGCTGTAGATGGCCTCCCCTTTCTCGTCGATAAGTTCGTAGCTGACGCGGATCTTCTTCATCGCGGAAGCATAGCCCAGCGCCATCACTTATTGCGAGCGCACTCGACCTGATGCTCTATCTCGTCCATCACGCAGTGCATCATCTGCACGTCGGCCAGGTCATAGGTTCCGTCGAGCATATCCGACCACTTAGCCAGTGGCGGACAGGTCGCCCCCAGGCCCGCGCACGGGCGCCAGAGGAACCAGTCCACGAACGGGTTTAGTGGCTCTGCTCCGCCGAGCTTGCGACGGTTGCTTTGCGGAGCTTCCAGAAAGGGCTGAGGTTTTCCACGAGCGCCCGACCAACCAGCAGGTAGAAGTGCTGCGGGTTGTCCTGAAACAGGTTTTCACCAACCGGCACACTGTCCGCGGCGCGAACAACCAGATCTTCTTTGCCCGACACGAAGCAGAGCTTGCGCAGGGTCGTGAAGTCGTCCGGGTGAATCTGCGTAAGCGCAACCACGAGAGCCATGTCAGACGCGCCCTCTTGCAGGGAGACGATGAGGCCCGTCCGCCCTGCGATGTGCAGCATCTCGATTTGCGCCTTGGCCGGGGCCGTGGAGCCCTTGAACTCCACGTCGCCAGCTTCAACGGTGAATGAGCGAGCCATGATCAGACCTCTTCGCTGTCTGCGAACTCAAAGACAAATGAGCAGTCGCTTACCGAAGTCTTCCCGGCGCGCCCCATCGTGCCGCGGGTAACCAGCACACCATCGAAGCCGGCGACCATCTCCACAGTGCCGGACTGGCGGAAGCTGAAGGTTGCGTCGACGCCGGACTTCTCGGCAGCGAGGATTTGGCGAACCTGATCAGAGCCAGGCATCAGGTTGATGGTCAGGCGCTTGGGGCGAGTCTGGTTGTCCAGACGAACCGAGGTGCGACCGATGCCGCGCTTTAGCGTGGAGCGCTGCTCGATGTCCTCGATGGTGATAGCTGGGTCGGAGTCACCGAAGTCGTCAATCGGGATGCCGAACACGGTCAGGTTGGCGCCGTCGGCACCGTAGCGATACATAGCCATGTGTCAGGCTCCTTATTCGACGTTGACGTTGATTTCTGCGACATGGCCGGCGCGAGCCAGGACGACGTAGATAGTGGTGAGCGGGAACTTGCGGGCGCGCTTGTCGGCGACGGACAGGCTCAGCACATCCTCGGGCTTCGACATGATGACGAACCCGTAATCGGCCACTTTGGTCACGCCGTCCATTGGATCGACGTAGGTGCCAGTGCCAAGGACGCCATTGTCGAAGAACTTCTTGCAAGTCGCCCCCAGCACATCGAGCAAACCCGCATAGCCGCGCGGATCGAGCGGCCGCTTGGTGCCGGCGCCCGCGATGTAGTTGTAGCCATCAACCTGCAGGTAGTTCTTCAGCACATCGAGGTTAATCACGTCGTCTATGAACTCGCCGAAGCTGGACATCGACTTGGAATTGATCACGCGGCTGTTGTCGGTCTGGCCTGCCAGCTCGATCTGCGTGAAGAACACGCCATTCTTGGCGGTGAGTGCATTGTAGGCCGTGGTCGACAGGTCATCGCCCATGACGCCCGGCAGAACCTGGAACTCGCCGGTGATGGCGGTGCGCTGACCGTTGGGGCGGAACTTGTGGAACGCCGCAGCGAGCTGGCACATGGCGTAGGCCTGCGTCGGGTCGGTATCTACTTGGCCGCTCGACTTGAAGCCGGCGAACATGTGGCGGTTACCCTTGCTCTTGAGCACGGACATGATGTCAGTGTCGGACTGCGGGTCGAGGATGCCGGCAGCGCTGAAGGTTGCCCAAATGGCGCGGCTGTTCGCGTCGCCCCAATCGCCGACCGCGAGCGCGTTCGCTTCGGTCAGATCGGACAGCTTGAGGAACTGGTGATAGCGCCAGGCCTGATCGGCGGCCTTGTTGAGCGTGTCGACGATCCCGGTGTCGAGCGGGTCTTTCATCCACACGCTGAGCTGCGGCGGCTTCGGGATCTGCGCGAAGTAGCGCGTCGCAATGTGGTAGATCGGGCTATCGGTGGCGAAGTCTTCAGCCACTTCGGAAGTGGTCGAATAGTCGCGGTAAGTGTTGGCTGCAAAGGTCACCAGCGCTGCCAGATCTGCCTGATCAGCGAATGCGAAGGCGCTGCTGAAGTTGGCATAACCCAGGCCGGACGGGCTGATGATCACATTGACGGGAATTATGGAATCGACCGGATAGGCCATGGCGTTTCTCCAGCATGTAGAAAGCAAAAACCCCAGCGGATGCTGGGGCTTGTGGTGGGCTGCTTAGTAGCGTCAAGCGTCGTCCAGCGGGCTGCTGGGCTTAGTCGCCATTGATTACTTCAACCGACTCGATGGTCGGCGCCTCCACGTCGGGAAGCTCGAATTTCAGTTCAACGCTGAATCCCGCAGCGCGCAGGACGGTGTAGGAGACAGACGCCTCGATGAAGAGGTGAATGTCTGACTGGTAACGCGGTTGGACGCCGGCCTGCATGAGCCCGGTCAGGTTTCGCGTATCGCTGACGTAGCGCCAGGCGATCTTGTGTGCGTAAAGGAACTGCGAGACCGGCCCGCGAAAGTTCGCGTTGTGCAGCTTCATCGCTGCCGTTGCTGCGCCCTCGTTGAGAATGTTCACCGAGAGGATGAACTGCATCGAGGTCAGCGCCGTTTCGTCAAAGTCCGTCCAGTCCTCGAGATCGGTCGGCTCAGTGGCCGGCACCTCTACCCGCTCGCGCCGGATATGCCCGTAGGCACGCACCGGGACCGGCAGATAGGTGGCGTACAGCCCGTTAGGCGGCGCCGCCGTCTGGTTGGCAAGAATCACCGTTTCGACGCCCGTCGCCAGTCTTACAAGCTGCTGGAAGACCGGATAAAGCTCTTCGATGGTCTCCATCAGGCCCCCCGGTAGCGTTCAACAATGGCCTTGCAGAAGCTGCGCCACGGTCGGTTGTCGCAGTCGATGACGCGCCATTGCCGCACGGCCAGCCCATCGCTGAACTCCAGCAGATCGGCAAACTTGCCGTCGTCGTCGGGGTACAGGTAGTTGACCCCGTCGTTGATGTGGACGACCCGAACGTCTTTGGGGTTGGACGTGCCGCCCATGCTGACGAGCAGCTCAAGCGTTTTCATGTCGGCGGCCTGGATGTTCACGCGCTTAAGCGTGATGACTTCCGGCGCGCCCGCCTCCCATGTGCCGCCCGGCCCGGTGTAGCCGCCACCAGAAGCCGGTTTGATGCGCTTCACGCCGCCCGGTATCGGGCTGTTAAACGTGCCGTCGATGTGATCCTGCATGGAAAGCATGGTCAGTCCTCGACGATGAATGTGATGGATTGCCGGAGTTGCCCGGTGTCGATGAGCGGCTTGCTCGAGCCTTTGCGCTTGATGGTCGAATCGGCGTTGGCTGGGTCAATGCCATCAGCAATGGCTTCCTGGCTTACCCCGACCGCTCTGGCGCCTAGCTGGCTCATCACCTGATGCATGGTCATGTCGCCGTCTACTACCTTCGGGATCTGCGCACGCCAGACAGCCTTGAAGTCCTCGACGTTCTGCCGCAGCGGTACGCGCAAGAATGAGCGCTCAGGCACTACACCATCGGCTGAGCCGAACTCCTGCACCGCTGCGATCACCGCAATCGGCGCGCCGTCTTCGTAGCTGCCCGTTCCAGCCGGCAGCCCGACCAGCACGCCGCTGTTCTTCTGCAGGCGCTCGCGTATCTGCCGCAGTTTGTCGCCCAGCCTGTCGCCGCCCGATACGGACGTGTGCAGTTTCACGGCTACACCATCAGGGCGCCGGCCCCGGCACGCTTGCGCAGGCGGAGGAACTCAAGCCCGTAGACGGTCAAGGTCAGGTCACCGTTAGCGATCTGTTCGGCTACGCTCGGGCTCGGCACGGCGTAGGAAACCGACTCATCGGCAACCGACTTGCCCGATACGGCGTATGGCGTCGAGGCAAGCCCGCCATTCTCGACCACAGAGCGGCGCAGGCTGCCCATGGCGAGGCGATGCGCGGCAAAGGCAAACATCCCCCGCAGCTTGATCGAACGATGCTGGTAGGCACCCCAGCGGGCGCCTGTTTCGTCGTCGGCTTCTTCGAGTGCGCGTGTCACGTCGGCGTCAGGCCAGGCGTCCACGTCGGCAAACTCGCTGTAGTAGCCACGGAAGGCCGTCACGATGTCAGCGGTGATATCCATGCGGCTCTCCAGAATGCAAAAGCCCCGCACGATGGCGAGGCTTGGGAATAGGTGCCCCACCGAAGCGGGGCGATGCGTCAGCGCTTGCGGCGCGTCGGCGGTGTTGCTTCTGCCGTTTCCGGCTTGGCCTGCTCAGGCTCGGACAGCTTCAGCCCTCACGCCTTGACGAACAGGTCGACCTTCCAGTT